AGTGGAGGAATAATTCCAAAGTACAAAGATGGCGGTGAAGTGCCAAAACAATTTAAAGGTTTTGCTAAACTACCAGAGTCTGTCCAAAAAAAGATAGATCCAAAATTAGCAAAAAAGGTTTAGGAGGTTATTATGAAAGGAAGTTGTGGTCAAGGTAAACCTTACATGAAAATTGAATTACCAGTTAGGGAATACAAAGACGGCGGTGTAGTTTACACTGACAAAAATGATCCTGAAGATAAAATTAAAATGAAGGATCTTGAGGTTATGGAAAAAAAGAGTAATAAAGAAAAGATAGACTAGAGGTATAATACGGTAATGCTACAAGTAATCGATAACGCGACTCTTGTTAAGCAAGAGAAAGAACTACGAGACAAAGCGCTTGCTGAACGTCAAGCGGACAGCGTTGTACTTGGTATTACATCTCATCTACGAACATGTTGGGACGCAGCTAAGCGTTCTAAAAAACCAATCGAACATGTTATGCTTAGAGGTTTACGTCAACGTAATGGCGAATACGAAGCAGATAAGTTACAACAGATTCATCAGCAAGGCGGTTCTGACATCTACATGATGATTACAGAAGTTAAGTGTCGTGCTGCTGAGAGTTGGTTGCGTGATATTCTTCTTGACCAAGGAACTCCCCCTTGGGATTTGCAACCAACACCTATTCCAGATTTATCTCCTGACCAAACTGCAGAACTACAAAATGTTTTTGCAGCAGAAGTTGTGAAGATGATCGAGCAACATCAGAAAGCTCCATCACCTGATGACATTGCTGAAATGAAAGAGATGCTAACGCAAGACTATAGATTTAAACTTCTGCAAGATGCAGATAACCGTGCAAAGAAAATGAAAGTAAAAATTTCAGATCAGTTTGCACAAGGTGGTTGGGGAGAATCATTTAACGATTTTATTACTGACTTAGTTACTTACCCATGTGCTTTCTTGAAAGGCCCTGTTGTTCGTAGGCAACGTAAGTTAGTTTATGCAAAAGATGAAATGGGTAAAACTACTGTAGAAGCAGGTGAAGTTATTGCTCCAGAGTTTGAAAGAGTTGATCCATTTAAAATATATCCAGAACCCGGTATTACTAATATACGGGATGGATATTTATTTGAACATCATCCACTAAGTCGTACTGAACTTGCAGATATGATTGGAGTTCCCGGTTACGATGAAGATGCAATTAGAAAAGTTTTAGAAATTGGTAATGGTCAATCATGGGTCAACGAAGATGTTGAACTAATGAAAGATGAAGAAGAACGTAAGTTCCATACCGAGTCTAGACCTACCGACATTTATGACGCTCTAGAGTTCTGGGGTAAAGTCAGTGGTAAGATGCTTGTCGAATGGGGAATGGACGAAGAAGAAATTGAAGATCAAGCTCGTGAGTATGATGCTAATGTTTGGATTGTAGGTAACTATGTTATCAAAGCAGTTCTTAACTATGATCCCCTTGGTGAAAAACCTTACGCCAAAACTTCCTTTATTAAGTCTCCGGGGGCGTTTTGGGGTAAGGGGATTCCTGAGATTATTGAAGACATACAAGGTGTATGTAACGCATCAGCTCGTGCACTAATTAATAATATGGGTATTTCATCAGGCCCTCAAGTTGAAGTAAACCTTGAGCGTATTCCACCTAATGAAGATATTACTCAGTTACATCCTTGGAAGATATGGCAGGTAACTAATGATCCATTTGGTTCTAGTTCTCCTGCAGTCCGATTTACACAACCAGATGATAATGCTAATACATTGATGGCTGTGTATGATAAGTTTAGCAAATTAGCTGACGACCATTCAGGTATTCCCTCTTATGTTTACGGTGACTTGAATGTGTCAGGGGCAGGACGTACTGCATCGGGGTTATCTATGTTAATGGGGTCAGCTGGTAAGGGAATACGTCAAGTAGTGATGCACATAGATAATGATGTAATTAAACCAGTTGTTCATCGACAGTTTGTTTATAACATGCGGTATGATGAAGATGAAGGTATTAAAGGCGATGTTGATATTATGCCTAGAGGAGCAGTTAACTTAGCTGTTAAAGAAACTGTCAACATGCGTCGAATAGAATTTCTTAATGCAACAGCCAACGAAATGGATATGCAGATTGTTGGTAAGGAAGGCCGTTCCGCGATTCTTCGTGAAATTGCTAAAGGGTTGCAAATGCCTGTGGATGATATTGTTCCATCTCGGGAAAAGGCCAGTCATGATGAGAAGCTAAATGCTGAGATGATGAAAGCTCAGCAGCAAGCAGAAATGCAAGCTCAAGCTGCTCAACCTGATGGTTCTCCCAAAGGTGGAATGGAAGCAAACACAGTTGGTAACGGTGGCGCTGGGAGGTCAAGATGAAACGGCCTAGTCCAGAAGTTATCAAGGCGTTAGCTAACACTGTACGTCAATACCCAGAAGTCCTAGAGTGGCTTGAAGGATGGAGTACAGAGGAGTTATCGCGGCTACCAAACGCTACACAAAATACGGCACTTGCACAGGGGCGGTGTCAGGTTTTGTTAGAGCTAAGTAAGCTCGTAAAAGAGTCCCCTGAAACGGCGGCAAAGTCATGATGAAGACAGCTGCTTTTAATTACGCACACCGATAGGAGCGATTATGGGAATACCAAAGCAAGTTCAGAAACAGTCTGAGGAAGTACAAGAGTTGTATAAAGAGTTAAACGGCGAAACAGAAACAGCACAGGTGGAGGAAAAAACTCCTGCTACCGAGGCTCCTGAAGTACCTGTTGAGCAGCCTATAGAACAACCTTCCGACAGTGTAGAAGATCAGGCACCGAAGTCTGAACCACAAGAGCAAGTGGAGTCAGACACTAAACCAAAAGAAACTTGGGAACAAAAGTACAAGACGTTACAAGGGATGTATAACGCCGATGTTCCGCGCCTAAACGCAAAGAACAGAGAAGTTAACGCCCGTGTTTCCCAACTGGAACAGTTGTTAGGAACCATGCAACAATCAGCCAAACCTGCAGAACCAGTATCTACAGATCCTTTGATCACAGATGCTGATATGAAAGAGTATGGTGATTCGATTGATGTTATGAGACGAGCAGCTCGTGAAGAAGTCAATGCCGCAAATGGGCGGATTGCACAGTTGGAGAAAACAATTCAGCAGCTACAAGGAGTTGTGCCGCAAGTACAGCAAGTACAAGCACAGCAACAAGCTAGCAGTGAACAAGCGTTTTGGGCTGGACTTACCAATGAAGTACCTAATTGGCAAGATATTAATAACAATGCAGACTTTCAGTCTTGGTTGTTATCTATCGATCCACTAACAGGTATTTCACGTCAAACATATCTGGAGGACGCACAGAAGAATCTAGATACAAAACGTGTGGCGAGTTTCTTTGCGGCTTGGGAAAAGGAATTTGGAGTACCCGAAACTGCTCGTGAGAATCGATCAAATACTAATTCACAACTTGAGAAACAAGTTGCACCGGGACGAGGACGTGCTGGTAAACCTGCATCTCAAGAATCTAAGAATTATTCTCCTGCAGACATCCAAAAGTTTTTTGATGATGTTCGTAAGGGAAAATTTAAAGGTCGTGATGAGGAACGTGGTCGAATGGAAAGGGACATTTTCGCTGCACAGCGAGAAGGTCGTATCGTAACTGCTTAATTAAAAGGAGGTCATAATGGCTAAATTTGCAGTATCTCCGGGCCGCCCGGATTATAGCGGCAATTTCATTCCAGAAATCTGGAGTGGAAAGCTGATTGAGAATTTCTATGACGCTACGGTGTTGTCAGCAATCTCAAACACGGATTACGAAGGTGAAATCCGACAGATGGGTGATACGGTTAATATCCGTACTACACCAGAAATCACCATCAAAACGTATGTCAAGGGACAAACCCTTGCAGTAGAAAACCCTGATAAGGCTAAACTACAACTAGTTATCGACAAAGGTGAATACTTTGCTTGTGTTGAAGATGACGTTGACCAAGTTCAGTCTGACATCGCATTGATGGATCAATGGTCTAAAGACGCTTCAGAGCGAATGAAGATCAAAATCGATCAAAGGGTTCTAACTGACATGTTGACTGACGTACATGCTAGTAACAAAGGACAAACAGCGGGAGCAATCTCTGGTAACATCGATCTAGGTGTAGCAGGTACTCCAGAAGCTATTACTAAGTCTAATGTTATTGACTTGCTAATCAACATGGGAACGGTACTTGATGAAGCTAACGCTCCTGAACAGGATAGATTTGTAATCATTCCTGCAAAGATGGCGGGCTACATTAAGCAATCTGATCTGAAAGACGCATCAATCACTGGTGACGGTTCTTCTCCTTTGAGAAATGGTCGTCTTGGTATGATTGATAGATTCACTGTTTTCGTTTCTCATAACCTTTACAAAAATGGTTCTGAGTTCAGCGTAATCGGTGGTCACAAAATGGGCTTTACGTTTGCATCTCAGATGACAAACATGGAGACTATTAGATCAGAGACTACCTTTGGCAATATAATCCGTGGTTTACAAGTGTATGGCTATAAAGTTGTTAAGCCAGAAGCTTTGGCAACCGCAGTCGTAACGCTTTAAGGAGGTGAACTATGGCTACATATAATGATGGAAAAGGATATAATTTTGGTACTGGTACCGCGCACGTTGCTGCAGGTATCAATAAAGTATCATCTATATCCGTAGAGCTAAACTTCGCTACTATCACTACTGAAAGAGCAGCAGCTGGTCTGACTGCACTTACAAGTGCTGATGTTCTTGAAGTTATTAGAGTCCCAGCAAACACTCTAGTCACTAACGTGGCTTTGAATGTAACAACTGCTGAGGGTGGAACACTAACAGTTGACGTTGGTGATGGTGCTAACCCAGATGGTTATCTAGATGGTGTTAACGCTAATGCTACAGCAGCATATCTTACTGTTGCTGGAACTGACGCTTTTGAAGCTGGTAAGTATTACACAGCTGCTGATACTATTGACATTGTGTTAAACAATGCCGCTGATGCAGCAGTTATGACACTTACAGCTGTCATGGTTGACTGTTCATAATATTGATTGGGGGGCTTAGGCCCCCCTCTCTATAGGAAGGTAGTTAGTGACACGGAAAACAAACACACTAATGATTGGTCTACTAGGAACCATATTGATGGGTTTATCTACATGGGTCTTAATTACTCTAGTAGAATTACAAACATTGGTGGCTATGTTACAACAAGAAATATTAGGTATGGATAAAGTAATTGGACGAATTTATGCACACATGGACAGGTTAGCAAACTAATGGCACAAATTGATAAATCTAAGATGGCTTGTAACAAACCAAAACGTCAGGTATCTGGCGGTAAGAAGTTTGTTGTTAAAGCATGCCAAAATGGTAAAGAAAAGATAATTAGATTTGGAGATGCTAATATGACAATTAAAAAGAATCAGCCCGGAAGACGTAAGAGTTTTCGAGCGAGACATGGTTGTGATAGTAGACCTCCATCTAAAATGACGGCTCGTTATTGGTCGTGCAAAAAGTGGTAATTTATTATGGCAGCACCTAAAGCAAAATCAAAAAAAGACGCGTGTTACTATAAAGTTAAAGCACGTTATTCAGTTTGGCCTTCGGCTTATGCTTCAGGAGCTTTGGCAAAATGTAGGAAGGTTGGAGCAGCTAATTGGGGAAATTCTAAAAAGAAGAATACAAGTTCCTCAAAAAGTGGTAAAAGAGGTTAACAAATGGCAGTAAGAAAAACTGAGGAAGGAGCAAAGTTAAAACGTTGGTTTAAAGAAAAATGGGTAGATGTAAAAACAGGCAAGCCTTGCGGCAGACAACAAGGAGAGAAACGTGATTACCCTTATTGTCGCCCGTCTAAACGAGTATCGAAAGATACACCCAAAACCGCGTCGGAACTTACAGCTTCTGAAAAAAGTTCTCGTACTGCTGCAAAGAAAAGTTCTAAGAAAGTAAAACGAGTATAGGAGGATACAATGGCACGATGGCTTAGAAATAAAAACGATGGTGAGATTTACGGCTGGAATGAAATTCTTGCTGAAAATCCACTAACAGAAGAAGTAACTGAGGAACAAGCATTCCCAGAAAAATTTTTAGATAAAAAGAAAAAAGCTAGAAAAGCAAAAGTAAATTTGGAAACAGAAGTTCCTGAAGAAGGAGATTCTACTCCAGAAGAACTTGCTGAAGAAGCAACAAAAGGTTTGGTGCGAGCTAGGAATGATAAAGGTCATTATGTAAAAGACGATCCTACTACGCCTCAAAACGAAGCATGGGTTAAGAAAAAATGATACTAAACGATGTTGTTACAGAAGTAAGAAGGATAGTACAGGATACTAATACCCCTCAAAGGTATTCTGATGATGTACTTATAGGATTTGCTAACCAAGCACTTAAACGTATTGCTGTGTTACGTCCTGATCTTTTTGCTTTTATTGGCGACATCACTACTACTGCAGATACAGTAGTGCAATCTATGCCTTCTGATTCTATTCGTTTGATTGATATATACAATGTCAAAGGTGGCAGCGGTATTACAGAAACAAATAGAGAGTCATTAAATCAAGCTTACCCTTCTTGGATGAATGATACAGCAGGGCCTGCTGTTAATTTTATGCGTCATGTAAGGAATGCTAATAAATTTTTTATATATCCAAAAGCTCCTACTAACCAAGTTCTTATAGGAGAATATGCACAAACACCTCCAACGTATAATGGAACAACTACAGTAGCTCTTTTACCTGACGCTTATTTTCCAGTCGTGGTTGATGCTACAGTGTTTATTACTGAGTCTGTTGATAACGAGCATGTTAATTCTAAACGTGCACAAATATTCCAACAGTCATTTACACAGTCTCTTGGTGTAGCCGCTCAAAGTAGAGAAGTAACAGATACTGAGAGAGGCGGATTAGATGAGGAGGATGTAACATAATGGCTGATAGAACTTATTTAGATATAGTAAACAGATTGTCTCCTAGCGTACCGGGTTGTCCTACACCAGTTGTAGAACAATACGTTCGTGATGCAGCAATCGAAGCTTGTGAAAAAACATTAGCATATCGATATGAACAACCCAGAATAAGATTAGTTCCCGGTGGTCATGATTATGAATATGATACACCTAATGAAACTGAAGTACATGCAGTATTATCTGCTACAGTTAATGAAAACAGATTAACTCCTGTAACATTAGAACAGTTAGTTGATATGTATCCTAAGTGGCCTAATCAATCTACTGATGAACGGGCAGAACCTAGGTTTTTAACACAGTTAGACCCTGACCATTTTTCTTTAGCACCAATTCCGGATAATTCCGTGACATATGATGTTAGAATGATATTGTGTCTTAAACCATTGAGAACATCTACTAAAATGGATAAAACAGTTCTTGATGAATTAGAAAATGTAATTATGCACGGAGCGCTTCAACATCTATTAGTTTTACCTGATAGATCATGGAGTGATAGAGAGCTAGCTACTTATCATGCTAAGCAGTTTGTTATGAAGACTGCAGAACGTAGAGCTAGAACTAATCTCGGTGCTTCAAAAGCATCTATGCGTGTACAGATGCAAAAGTTTGGGTGAGGTAAATTATGGCTGATACAATAAAATTAGTTAAAGGAGATGAACTACCACAAATCACTCTTACTCTTACAGATGATGTAGCAGGATCTGCGTTAGATTTATCAGCAAATACGACTAGTGTGACTATTAAGTTTAAACTTAAAGGTAGCACAACTACTTTATCAACAATTTCTACCACTAAGCTTACTAATGGTGCTGACGGTAAAGTATTATTTAATTTTGCTGGTGGTGTACTTGATGTTGATCCCGGTGAGTATGAAGGTGAAATTAGTATTAACTTTAACGGGAGTTATCAAACAGTCTACGATACATTAAGTTTTAGAGTACGGGATAATTTCTAATGGCTAACGTTAGTGTATCTAACATTACACTATCAGCTATTGTTTCAGTAACAGTAAGTGTAGCTAGTTATAGTGCTTCCGCTGCTTATACTGATGTTATTTATTCCACTGATGGTGCTTCAGTATCTTATAATTATGAAGTAATTGAAACACGTCCATTAGCTGCAGAGCAATTATCGGTATCTGAATCAATTTCTAAACAGGCAAATAAAAGTCCAAGCGATGATGTAACACTTTCAGATTCTGACCCAACTCTTAATATTCAACTAAATAAAACAGACTCAGTTACTATGATTGAGTCTCGTGTAAAAGTATTTACAGACTTTATAGATTTTGATCCTTCAGATGATGATGTAGATGCAACACCAGTTACAATGACTGAATCATCAGCTAAGAGTCTAACTATAGGTGAGTTAGCAGATAATGATGATGTAACAGCTTCTGAGTCTATATCTAAAGAACCTGCTAAACCGGGTATTACAGCTTCAGTATCTACAGCTGAGTCTATAAATAGTTTTCATTTTGGTAAAACTTTCTCAGACACAGCAACATCTTCTGAGGAGATTAACCGTATTGATGTAACTACCGTACTAGCAGATGATGTTACAGTAACAGAAGCTACAGCTAAAACTATTACGCCAGCAGGTAAAACAGATTCTGTTACTGCTGTTCAATCTAATGTAAAAGCATTTAATTCAAGTATAGATTTTGATTTATCAGATGCTGATGTAGATCCTGATCCAGTTACAGCTTCAGAACAAATAAATCTTTTTTCTCTCAACAAAGGATTATCAGAAACACTTACTGCTACAGAGTCTACAGCTAAAAACTTTACTCATGGTGGTTTTAGCGACACTGCATCACCAGTAGAATCAACAGCATTTACTGTAAATATACCGGGTGTGACAGATAGTCTCAGTGCAGTAGAAGGTATTAAATTAGAGCCATCTAAACCATTTGGTCATTCAGTTTCTGCTTCAGAATCTGTAGCTCTTAATCCTAGACCTGTATTTTCACATGCCGTATCAGCTACTGAAAGTATTAACACTTCACTTATATTAGGTGAATCTAGTTATCTATACCCTGATTTTGTTGTTGCATCGGATGGTTCAGGAGCAAGTAAACTTCCGGGTTACCATATAGGTACTACTAAAGTTAGAGTTTCTACACTTCCTAATTTTAGTTATCAGCTAAACGAAGACCTAACAATGTTTAACGAAGATGTAGTGTTTGGTACTAGTTTAGATGCTGTACAGTATTATAACAGGATACATTTACAAGATAGAACTAGATTTAGAAGTAATGATTTTTCTGCTCAAGTAGGCCACGATGGTAGTTTATTAAACAGTGCATTAATATGGGATATTGCTGTCGATAGTATAGGTAGAGTACCATTTACAGGCGTCATCGGGGCTGCAGAACAAATTAACATGGCTGTATTAAATAGTGATACAATTACTTACGGTGATGAAACAAACGCTGGACTAATTGTCAACTTTATGTATACTGATACTCAAGATCCTGAGGTAGGTGGACATTACTTAAACGAAACTCCGCTATGTGCAGGAGCTTATTAATATTAAGGAGATGGAAATATGATAAACGATACTATCAAAGTAACAGGTGAATTAAAAATTACTGTTACAAAACCTGATGGTAACACACATGAAACGGTTGTACCAAATATTGTTGTTACTGATGGTAAAGAATATATTGCGTCCCGAATGAAAGACGCATCAGCTACAGCTATGAGTCACATGGCTATCGGCACAGGCAGCACTTCTGCAGCCGCTGGTGATGCTGCTCTAGGTTCAGAAGCGGGTAGAGTTGCTTTAACTTCTACTACTGTAACAAGTAACGCAGTAGCTTATGTTGCAACGTTCCCAGCAGGAACAGGCACAGGAGCAATTACGGAAGCTGGAATTTTAAATGCAAGTTCAAGCGGAACTCTTTTATGTAGAACTGTTTTTTCAGTTATTAATAAAGGAGCAGCTGATACACTAGGTATCACTTGGACTGTTACTGTAAACTAGGGAGATAAATTATGAGTGTAAAATTCTCAAATAATGGTCACTCCACACTAGCAGCTAGTTTAACAAATAGTGCTACGAGTATTACTGTTGCAAGTGGTCACGGCGCTCGTTTCCCATCTCTTACGGGCAGTGAGTATTTTTATGCTACACTAATTGATTCTTCTAATAATTTAGAGATTGTTAAAGTAACAGCAAGAAGTTCAGACGTTCTTACAGTTACAAGAGCACAAGAAAGTACAACAGCAAGAGCATATGCAATCGGAGATCGAGTAGAACTTCGTGTTACAGCACAAGGTCTTGTTGATGTTGGAACTCCGGGAGCAGATAGTATTATTAATTCTATGATGGCAGATGATGCGATTGATACAGCTCAAATTGCAGATGACGCAATTACAGCTGCTTTAATAGCTGATAATGCTGTAGGTGCTGCTGCACTTAATGTTTCAGGAAATGGTACATCAGGTCAGGCTTTAACATCTGACGGCGATGGAACATTTTCTTGGGCTTCTTCAAACTCTGTTGTAGCATCAAGCTATCCTTCAAGTAGTCTCGCAGCTGGTTACGAAAAAAACGTAAATGGTTTAATTATCCAATGGGGTGCTTTTGGTACTTTGGGTGCAGCTACAAGTGGTAGTGTAAGCTTTCCGCTAACTTTTCCAAGTTATGTTTATTCGGTAGTGATAGCACTAAGTAATAATAATAACAATGGAGACACAGCGTTAGTAATAAATAGAGATCCAAGTACAAGTGGTTTTAGTTGGTGGCAAAATAATAATGGACAAACATCAAGACTTGGACACTATATAGCGATAGGAAAATAATATGGCAAAATATGCACATGTAAATTCAGATAATATACTACAGGGTTGGTATGACGATACAGTACATGATTCAATTCCAACTCCAAAAGTGAAAGTTACAGACGCACAATGGCAAAATGCTATTAATAACTTTCATAATAAAGTAAAGGCAGATGGTTCTTCTGAAGTAGTTGACGTAAGATCAGCTGACCAAAAGAAAACAGATCAAGATAAAATTAATGACGCAAAAGCAGGTAATGACAAGTTAATAGAGTTAGGTCTTTCACAAGCCCAAATAACAGCTATGACTGGTTATACACCACCATCGGAGTAAAACGACATGGGAGTCAAAGTAAAAAATAATGCGTTTGGCACTATCTCAGGTAGTATAAGCACTTCTGCTACAACTCTTTCTCTCGATACAGGACAAGGAGCACGATTTCCAACTTTAGCTTCTGGCGATTTTTTCTTTGGTACTCTTGTTGATACTTCAAATAATATTGAAGTTGTAAAAGTCACTGCACGTTCTTCAGATTCTATGACTATAACTCGTGCCCAAGATGGCACTTCAGCTCGTGCTTTTGCTATTGGTGATAGGTTTGAACTTAGACCTACCGCTGCATTATTTGAATCTATCCCTTATGATAATAATACTACATCTACAGGTTCTTTAGCTTTACCAAAAGGTACTACAGCACAGGAACCTACAGCAGCTGATACAGAAGGTCATCTTAGATATAATTCAGATGATAATGTTGTATATTTTTCAAATGGATCAGATTGGGTAAAGATTGCAGCTACCATTCCAGTTTTATCTAGCGTAACTGGTAGTATATTTGCAGGAGCTGCCAGTACATTGACGTTAGCAGGAACTGGTTTTATGACTGCTAACCTTGTAGTAAATTTTAAACAAACATCAGATAGTATTGATGCGAATGTAACTGTTACACCATCGTCAGATTCTGCAGCGACAGTTGCAGTTCCATCGGCGGTTTATAATAGTGTAACAGCAGGAAATGCAGTAACAATAAAAGTTACGAATGCAGATAGTATTGCTTCTGGTAATCAGAATGTTACCGCATCTGCGTTGCCTACTGGTGGAACAATATCATCATACGGAAGTTACAGAGTACACACATTTAATAGTGGCGGAAACTTTGTAATGCCTTCTGGTTTATCAAAAACAGTACAAGCTTTAATCGTTGCAGGCGGTGGCGGAGGTGGAGGCACAAACGTCAACGGTGGCGGCGGAGGTGGAGCAGGTGGTATGCGTACTACTTCAGCTTCTATAAGCGCAGGAACTTATGCTGTTGTAGTTGGTGGCGGAGGCGCTTCAGGAAACGCAGGTAGTGATGGAGGGACTTCATCATTTAACGGAACTTCAAATGTCGGCGGTGGCGGCGGAGGATACAACAACGGAACCAACGGACGAAGTGGTGGTTCTGGCGGTGGCTCAGGACGTGACCAACCGGGCGGCGGAGGAGCTGGTACTTCAGGCCAAGGAAATAATGGCGGTTCCTCACATAACTCTACTTGTTCTGGTGCAGGTGGCGGCGGAGGAAAAGGCGGTGTTGGACAAAACAGTAACCAAGACTGCGGAACAACTATTACTAACAATTACTCCGGTGGAGGAGTAGGTGCTAACAATGATTACCAAACAGGCTCAAACATTGCTTACGCAGGTGGCGGAGCTGGTGCATGGGAAGGTGTATCCACAGGTGCACAAGGTGGAACTGGAGGCGGCGGTAACGGAGGATCTGCTTCCAATGCTTACTCTACAGCAGGTGCTACTAACAAAGGTGGAGGCGGCGGAGGTGGTCAAGGAAACAGACCAGCGTCAGCTGGCGGCTCAGGTGTAGTAATATTAAGGTATACAATATAGGTAATATTATGGCTCATTATGCAAAAGTTCTAAACGGAAAAGTAATCAACGTTATGGTGGCTGAAAAAGAATTTATTGATAATTTTATTGATGAAACTCCCGGTGAATGGATTCAAACATCTTTTAACACTAGACATAACAAACATTATAAAGCAGATGGCACTTTGTCAGATGACCAATCAAAAGCGTTAAGAGGTAATTATGCTTCAATAGGTGGACATTATGATAAAGCTAAAGATGTTTTTTATGATGAAAAACCATATGACAGTTGGGTTTTAAGTAAAGATTGGGAATGGGTGTCACCAAAAGGACACATGCCAAATGATGGTAAATCATATCAATGGAATGAAACTGATAAAGTATGGGAGGAAATGAGTGAATAATGGGTAAGTTACCTGTAGTTTTATTTCTACCAAAGGGAGATAGAGAAAAACGAAAAGCAATGTGTGATGTATGTAATAAAAAAGATGGTGTTAAATGTAGCTCATGTGGTTGTTTTTTAATTGCATTACAAAAAGTAAAATACTGGGGATGCCCAGAAGGAAAATTTTAGTATGATAGAAAGAACACCTCTATATATGTTGCCTAATGGAACGTTTATTAGAACAGCAGATTCTGTTCCTGAAGGTAGTGTAGTAGTGGAGGAACCACCAATGCCTGAAGAACCAGAGGTAAAGGTAGAAGATCAAACAGCAGCTGTAGTAGCCGCAATGAGGTTAGGTAATGGCTAAAGCAGCAGAGATAGAACAAGAACTACTAAAGCATGAAGCAATTTGTGCTGAGCGATACGAGATGATTATATTTCGTATTGAGCGATTAGAAAAGATTATGATCATAGCGGCTGGTGCTATGATTGTAGGACTAACGTCAATACTAGCAACAATACTAATAGGAGGATAATATGCCCGGTGGAAAAAAAGTAGGTATGAAGACTAAAGACAAATCTAAAGTGATCGCAAAATATGGTCATGGCGGAAAGATTAAAAAAGATAAGAAAATGTCTTACAAAAAAGGTGGTATAGTTAAGAAGACATAAAGTGAGGTATTTTTATGCGAAAAATGGAGTGGTGGGAGAAGATCATTTTATTCGCTGCTTCCATTATTTTGGGCGCAGTGTTAATGTTATTTGCAAATATAGCGTTTGCAGAGACTAATACTATTTCTAGTACGGTCACAGGCACTACTACTGTAGATAAAACCCCACCTACTGCATCAGCACCTTCTATAGTTATTAACAACCAAGATGTTTGTACGTCAGCATCATCAGTAGCTGTACAGACACAGATACTTGGTTTTGCTACAGGTCAAACTGTTACAGACGAAAATTGTGAAAGATTAAAACTTGCTCGTTCTTTATATGGAATGGGTATGAAAGTTGCTGCAGTATCTGTTCTTTGCCAAGATGAACGTGTCTGGGAAGGTATGTGGATGGCTGGAACACCGTGTCCGTATCTTGGTACTATAGGCAAAGCAGCTACAGAAGCTTGGAAAGCTAATGATTACCAAGCACCTACAATAGAAAGTTTACAAAAAGAAAAAGTAAAAGAGGTAAAAGAAGAAAAGAAACAAGTAACTAAACCACAGGAGGGTAGTAATGATGACAAAAAAGGTCTTTCCATTTTTGGCGGTCTTGCTGTTTTATTGTTCCTCCTCTAGTGCATACGACCAACAATATACAGTTGGTGGTGTAGGCCCTAATGGTGGTACTGTTACAGCGGTTACTGTTGTACCTGAACTTACTAATACTGAAGAAGTTATGGTAGGTGATTTTTTAGAAACTACATACACATATACTTATACTGAGACGATTGAAGAAACTGTTAATCAAGTTTCATATGAAACTGTAACTGTTATTACAGAAAAAACAGACCAACTTATAGATACAGCTACTGTAACAAACAGTAACATTTCAACTAATTGTTCGTGGGCTAACAGTGCAGATTTTTGTACTGGTAATCAATCTGTAGGTGGTGGGTCTAAAACATATAACTTTGATTTATCAGATTATCAGAATAAAACAGGCGTAGATTACGGCGCTAAAGTGTTCTCTCATAATTCTAATGCAAACGTACCTTTATGTAATGCAACTAATAATGATTGCAAAGATGAATTTAAAGTTACTGTAAAACTATTAAACAATGGATCTATAACAGAAACCTATACTCATAACTATACTAGTATGAATTGGATAGGGTCTCAGAATTTTTCTTACTCCCAAGATGTATCTAGCTTAACTTTTGATTCAGCTTCATTAGAATTATATGGTATGGACTCAGGGTATTTTAGTGGATACTTCGGCCCTGCTTTTTCTGATACTTTCTTTAATCTAACATACAACAACATATCTGAGATAATTAACCAAATAATTACTCAAGTTGAAATGACTACAATAAAAACAGCTACTGAGTATACTTATGATTCTCAGTATATACCACCTCCTCCTGTAGAAGTAGACTACACAGATTATACTGTGGATGCTGGTGTAACGTTTGAATTTGAATTAGATACCTTTGATGGAGGTGTAACAACGTTTGAAGTTGAAGTAACAGATACTCCTACAGGCGATTTTGAGATTGAGATTGTGGAAGTAGAGTCTTTTGATACAGACTTACCTGACACAGAAGTAGCTGAACCTATGGAAGTAGCTTCAGTAGAACAAGAACCTGTAGAAGAAAGTGCTAACAATGAGCAAAGTAACGACACTACCGAAGGGGAGACTAAGGAATCCGAACCTGTTCGAACCGCAGAGTCTTCAGGAGATAGCGACGAAGCTAGAACTGAAACCGGGGGAGAAAATACAGACTCCGCCGAAAAACCAAAACCCGATAATACGAAGGGATCAAATAAAGGAAGCACGTCTGTTGCTTACTCAACAGTCATGGAAACAGTGCGATTAGTAACAATGCAGCAGTCTCAAGCTGTTAAAAATTTTAATGAGTATAGGTCAGTTACAATACCTACTACCCAGTTTTATACTTCTTATCAAATTGACGGAGGTAATAATTATGATAATCCATATGCTGAATATTATGTAGGAGCATCAGATTATCTATGGAATGAAATGGTGGATTTACAATGGCAGAATTAGATGTAGGTGGAGTAAAACTAAAAGGAGGTAAGGGTCTAACGATCCTTATCGCAATAGGTACAGTAGTAAGTTCGCTGTATGGTGGGTTTGTAATGTATAAAGACTATATGGATATGAAAGAAAAACTAGCTGGTCTAGATACAGGTGCTATTGAAGCACAATTAGAAACCTCAATGATTAAACTAGATGAGGCAATAGATTATGCAAAAGACATTAAAGACGATTTACGAAGCGATGTTATCCAAGTTGAAAAAGCTTTGGGGCAAGTTGAAAATAGGATCAGGCAAGTCGAAAGTGAAAACAGACAAACCATCCAAGAAGCAAAAGCCCATTTCGAAACCAAAACGGAAAAAGTTGAAGACGAAATAATTGCTGCTAAAGAATATTTTTCAGATAAAACTATGGATATGGATGAAAAATTTATATTATTAGAAGAAAGAATTAATAAAAAGCTAGAACGGGCTTTAGATAATCCACTTCTTAAGGAGATGGGGAAATGAAGTTTGAAGATATAGATAAAAATAATAATGGCACTATCGAAGAAAAAGAATGGGCGGAAATGCAAGTCGAGTTCGAAAGAAAAAGACTTGAGGATGAAGATGCTAAGAGAGATAGCCAACGTAAGATGGCGTGGTTTTCTTTGGTGGGTATGTTGGTTTACCCTGCTGGTGTCTTTCTATCT